AAATGGTTATGGTCGTAATGTTGATAGCTTTCAATTATACGGACTTAAAAACCAACCAAATGTAAACACTGTAACTATCTCTAATTCATGGGGCGGTGGAAGTGAAACACCACTATCTGACATTGAATCAATGATCCAAGCGTTACAAAATGATGGTTATGGTTATGCAGAAAATTCTTGTGTGTTGTATGTGTCACCAGATAACTGGGGATATATTGACCAAGATTACAGCACGACAAAAGGAGAAAAAACCTTTAAAGAGCGTTTTGAGTCATATGCACCAATCAGAAAAGTTGAGTTAGGTACTGGCTTAGCAGACGGCGAATTGCTTTTAGTCGAAATGAGAAGCGATGTAATCGAGTTAAAAGTGGCTCAAGACTTAACATTCTTTGAGCAACCAAAAACAGATGCGATGATTTCTAATTTTACAGTTTTAGGCGCTATGGCGTTAGTTGTTAAATCAGATTCAAACGGAAATTCTGGAGTTTGTTACGCAACAGGAGCGTAGTTAGTAGATAATGGCTAAAAAATATAGTTATATTATTAGCGGCAATCACACAGATAGCGAGGGGAATTATTTCCCTCGCAATTCTGTTATTAAGCTAACAGAAGAAGAAGCAAGTAAGCCAATTTTTGTTAATAAATTAACAAAAGTGGAAGTTGAAGAAAAACCGAAAAAGAAACAAGTTAAAAAGAAAGAAGAAGTACAAGAAGAAGTAAAAGAAGTAAAAGAAGTAAAAGAAGTAAAAGAAGTAAAAGAGGAAGTTTAAACAATGGCACGAACCACTGATATTGAGGTAAAAAAGATAATAAGTTTAAATAAAGTAACGGACACTACGCCGTTCATTGACACAGCTAACTTATTAGTCACTAAACACCTTGGTAACAGTGGTTTAAGTGATGATGAATTAACACAGATTGAAAAGTATTTGACTGCTCATTTATTGACGTTACATAATGACGAAAGACAATTAAAAACTCAAAAACTAGGCGATGCCACAGATACATACGCAGGTAATTTTGGTAAAGGTTTAGAATTTTCTCAATATGGTCAAATGGTATTAATGTTAGATAGTACTGGAACGATGCAGGGGTTAGGGGGTAAAAAAGTATCGTTAAGCGTAATTAACGTAAATGACTAAGTATTTTGATGTTGCTACTTATTGGGTAAGTAGTGGGGGCTTAGACGCTTACGGTAATTATTCAACGTACACATCACAATCTATTTATGTTCGATGGGAAGATAAAGCAGAATTGTATGTGACTAGCGATGTAGGGAAAGAATTACGCAGTAGTGCAGTAGTGTATACTAAAACAGAAATAGAAGTAAATGGATGGTTGTATTTAGGGCAATCAAGCGAAACATCCCCCAAAAGTCAAACAGGGGCTAAACAAGTGATGAAAGTTAATAAAATGAAAAGTTTGAAAGGCAACAGTATAATATATAAAATAATGTTATGAATTACAAAAGTGATAATTTAATTAAAAATTTAAATGATTTTATAAAAACCCAAGAGGGTGTAACTAAACAAAGTTTATCTTTAGCTTATGACTACATTAAAGAAAGAACCATACAAATTACGCCAAAGGATACTGGTAATTTGAGAAATAGTTTTTATAAAACATTTTTGATAACACCCAAAAAAAGGGTAGCTATTGAAATAGGGAATAATGCTAAGTATGCCTTAGCTGTTCATGAGAATTTAAACGGTAGATTTAATGTTGGTGAGGCAAAGTTTTTAGAACGTGGAATTTCTAGAAATATTGAATCCGTTAAAAAAATTATAAGGTCAAGATTAAAAGTATGACGCAGAATAATGCTAGTTACGATTTAAGGGATTACTTAATTAACGATGCAGGGTTAAGCATTAATATATTTGTATCCAAAGAACCCGATACACCTATAGAGTGCGTTACGTTATATAATTATAGCGATTCAGATCCAGATCCCAAGTTTAGGATTGATTATCCGTCAATTCAGGTAAGATCAAGAGCTACAACGTATGAAACAGCGTACAATAATGCTTTAACGGTTTTTAATAAGTTAGTAGGGATTGGGCAATTCACCAAAAACACAACTCAATACACTGGGATTTTTGCTAAAACGTCAATTTTCGATATTGGGATTATTGAAAATGATAATTTTGTATGTGGTTTTAATTTACGTTTAATTGTTGAGCCTTCTGATGACGGCCAACACAGGCAATAAAATAATTTGATTTTTTATTTTTTTTGTTTTACTATTAAAATATAAAAAAGCGAGGTTAATATGGCTACAGCAGGTTATAATTTTAAAATTTTTGTAAGTGCCACAAGTGGTGGAACGTATAGCGAAGTCCCATCAAACGATGGATCATTTAACAGGACAAGAAATATTCTAGATGTTACGGATACATCTAATGCAGGATTCCAACAACGATTAGCAGGGTTAGCAGATACGGCATTGTCAACAGAGGCAAACTGGTCGGCAAGTGATACAGCACTAGGCGTAATCGAAACAGCGTACGAAAATGGCGATACAATGTATGTTAAATTTTTACCAGATAACGTAGCAGGAAACGGATATAAAGTGCCTGTTTTAGTTGAGAATTTTTCAATATCAAGTCCGGTAAGCGATAAAATATCGGTTAGTGTTAGTTTTCAAGGGAACGGAGCTGTAACAGCAGACGACGCATAACGTAAATGACTGGAACAGCAGGATACCAAGCTAAATTTAGAAAATCGGGGACTAGTACGTCATTCACTGGGGAGTCTATGACGGTAGTTACTGGGAATACATATCAAATTGATACCGATTCTAAGCAAGTGTGGAACAGGTTAAGCGCATTTACATTTTATGAGGATTCCGTAGAAATATCCTCAAGTGATATATCAACTATTGATTATCTTTTTGGAAAAGTTACGTTTTCAACGTCAAAGACTGGAAGTATTACCGTTGACGGTGATTATTTACCTACAGCGTTAATTGCTGGGGGGTATGAGGCAACGATGAACAGAACCAACCAGCTTTTTACTTCAACAGATCAAAGCAATGTAGGATTTGAAACTAAAGAAACAGGGATAAAAGACGTTAATATTACAGTGAGCCGTTTTGATGATTTGAGTGGTGATTTTGTTACTATATTAAATAGCGGAAACCCTATAGTAGTAGAGTTTGCACCTGTATCAACAAAGGTATATAGAGGGTGGTTTATTTTGAGTGGTAAAGATCAGAGCCTTGATGTTAATGCGTTGATTGAAGACACTTTAACGTTTGATTTATCGGGTGATGATGAGGAAGGGAAAACATTTAGTAGAAACTAAAAAAAATTAAGAGAGGAGAAAAAAGAGCAATGGCAAAAATCACAAGAGATGAAATAAGAAAAGCAACGTTAGGACTAGCTCAAGATTTTGGATCACGAATAGTTAAAATCCAAGGTATTGAAATTGAAATAAAGCAGTTAAGTGTAGCAGATCGAAACATGTTGACGAGTAAATCGTTAAATAAGGATACTAATCAAGTGGATTATATTGAATATCAAATTAATTCTATTATATTTAGTTGTTATGTACCGAATACAAATGAAAAAATATACGATGAAACAGACAAAGAAACTTTAAAAAATTGTGTATCGGGTGGATATGTTGATATTTTATTCTCTGAGATTTCCGCTTTACATGATATAACTTTTGATGAAGCAAAAAAAAACTAGAACAATTCAATCCCGAAACTAACACTTATGAATTAACTCAAAGATATAATCTTTTTAGCCTAGCTGAAAAGTTAGGGAAAACTGTTTTTGAATTAGAAAACCAAATGCCGTATAATGAAGTTATGGAATGGATCGCTTATTTTGATATAAAAGCAAAAATGCAAGATCGTGCAATGAAAGAAGCGGAAGCAAAAGCAAAATCAAGGAATAAGTATAGATGACGGTTAATTTAGGTACTATATTTTATAGACTTGGTGTCAATACAACAGGCTTAAACAAGGCAAATAAAGACGTTAAAAACTTTGAGACAAAAAGTAAAAAATCCTTTGATAGTGCGACTAGATCGGCTAACACGTTAAGCAGGGCAATTAAGGGCATAATTATGGCCGAAACGGTAAGACGCATACTTAAAACAGGTGACAGTTTCCAGATGCTAAAAAACCGAATAAATGCAATGATCGGGGATATGGAGAAAAGCAAAATAGTTTTTAGTGAATTGCAAAAAATAAGCGAATTGACAGGTAGTTCTATACAAGTCACTGCTGGTGGATTTCAAAAGATGCTTTTTGCAAAAGACACAGTTGGGGCGACCACTGGCGAAATGGTCAAATTAACTAAAGCGATTACTCAATTAGGCATGATAAGTGATTCAGATGTTGGTCAGATGAATAGTGCAATGTTGCAATTTTCGCAAGGTTTAATTTCTGGAACATTCCAAGCTCAAGAATTTCAAAGTGTTGTAGAGGGAATACCTGCCATTGCTCAATATATGGCGGATGGTATGGGCATTACCACTGATGAACTAATAAAACTAAAAAAAGAAGGGAAATTGACATCTAAAGATGTGTTTGATGCGTTAATAAGTCAGACGGATGAAATAAACGAAAAGGCGCAAAGCCTGCCAATGAATATGGATCGTGGGTTTTCAAGGTTAACTTTAGGGATTAGTCAGGCAATTGATGACATTAACACAGCGACAGGATTGACCGAAAAATTAGGGGGTTATATGTTTACGGTGGGTGAACATGTTTCGAACTCAAATGTTTATTTTGATGTCATGCTTGAAAAATTAAACAGTATTAGAGAGTCCGCTGGATTTGTAACTAAAGCGTTTGATTTTATGGCAAAAATGGGCGGTTTTTTTGTTGGCGATGATGAAGAAGATAAAACCACAAAAAAAGCAGGGCTTTTTGCTAAAGTCCAAGAAGAGATAACCAAGAAAGCTATAGAAGCGGAGAAAAAGCGACAAGCAGATCAACAAAAGTTAGACGATCAAGATATTGAAGCTAAGCAGAAAAAAGCTTATGCAATGCTTAAAATAGATGAGTGGTACAACAATTCTAGAAAAGCCTTTGAAAAAAGGTATATTGACGAAAAAGGTAAAATTGATAATGTAGGTTTGCAACAAGCAGGTGAAAATTTCGCCCAGCAGATTCAGTTAGCGAGCCAACACTCCAAAGAGTTTTTTGAGTTAAATAAGGCGTTAGCTATTGCTAATATTGCAATCAAAACACCCGAAGCT